GAAATCATCTGAGGCGCCGGTCCCATCTGCTAGTTCCTCTAGGGACTCCTTAGCAGTAGAATCAATTTGGGTGTCCTCATAAGCAATCGAAGGCTTGAGCTTACCGATGCCTTTGTTACTACGACCTGAATTGGTACCGTCGTATGAAGCAGAGGAAGAACCACCAGGGAGGGTTGTTTGACCACCCTTAAGGGTCTTACCACCTGTACCACCACCAACATCACCACCACTAGAAGCCTTATTATTCACTTCAGTATGGGACTGAGACGTACCTTCGTTCTCGATCTTAGCAGAATCACCAGTAGGCTCATAATTCTGGGGAGTAGGACCACCAATATCATTGATAGACTGACCAGGAACCACGGAGGGTGACACCAACTTTTGCATAGGTTCAGCAGAACCCGCTTTGGAATTGACTTGCGTCTCTGACTGTTTGATTGCCATTGTTACGATGTAATTTTTAGTTATTTAGTGAAATTGGTTAGTCGAGTTATGCCCGACTACGGAAAACTCCTCAGGAGAGGAGGAACCGTTCAAACTCAGCAAGAGTCTGAGCTTCAAGTTGTCCGACGACAACTGACTTCTCGATCCTGTCAAAGGATGCTTGGACATCTTTCTCCTTGAGGAGTCCGTTATCCCAAATCCATTCCTTGCCTTCCATAATTCCCTGGACAAAGGCGTCGGGAGCAGAGGGATCAGCAACAATATCAGCAGCGGTAGCCAACATAAAATCTTCACCCACATAATTGACTCCGTTACGGTTAGTCAGGGAACCCATTCCTCTGGATGAAACACCAAGTGTTACTCCGTCGTTGAGGAGGGCGCCAGCAATACGACCCATAGGGGTCTCAAGAATCTTTGCTTTACCTACAAAATTAGATCCCTCTTGCTTGAGAGACGTAATCTTGTGAGATACTCTGTCAAGATTAACAGTTGGACCATCTGGATGACCAAGTTCACCCATGGCTCTATTCTTTGCGATATAGTTCTCGTTATATCTGCCCACTTCTTTTGCAAGAATGTGGGACTCATAGATGCGTCCGTTCCTATTCTTAATGTCACCCTGGAGGAATGGTCCCTGGATGTAGAATGTTTTCTTACCCTTATTCTCTTCATAGAGAACCTCAACAGCCTCAATCTCTTCTCTAATCAGTTTCATTGTTGGGCCTCGGGAGGGTGTTCTGCTTCTAGTGCGCTGCCATCGGCAGGCTGGTTAATCACGGGAGCAAAGTAGTCCATAGCAACATCAGGTTTGGTCTGGTTAATCCCGTCATAAGTCCGCGATAGAAGTTCCTGATTCAATACATCGGATGCTTCTGCGTTCTTACCCTGAACAACAAGATCAATTAATTCTGCGACTCTTGACATAATAATAAGTAGGTTACGAGATTATTTAGGTATTATTACATTGGGGCTGTGCCGGGTTTGATACCTGGCATTCCACCCTTATCAGACATATTGATTTCCGCACTCAGTCCCTGAGCCGGATCACCGGAGAGGTCCATGTCTCCTGGGATGCCTTGCATGTCACCACTCATATCCATACCCTGCTCCTGTGCAGCTGCCTCTTCGTCTTCCGCAGCAAGTTGTGCGTTAGGGTCAGGGATAATACCAACGTTACGCTCATAAGAAATCTGCTTATCGATCTCTTTGATCTCTCCGTCAGTGTATCCAAGGAGTCTATTCCGTACTTGATACACGGAGAAGTACTTACCAAGATAAGGCTCAGCCATGGTGGCAAGATTAAGACGATTCTGCATCATCTCCATCTCTTTCAACTCAGCAAAGTGGTTGTCATAAATGAAGTCAAACTGGATGTGCTCCTTCATAGCGTCATACTCCTTAGGAGACACAACACCTTTCAGAACCAACTGAGTCTTAAGGAGGTCCACGAAGATTTCAGAGAATCTCTTCCTCATCCTACCAACAAACTTGGAGAACTTAACCTCGTCCCTCATGATGTTGTCGGACTGTCCAATCTGGAAGCCGTCACCAGCGTCCTGCCGTGATGCAGGAACATTCAGGGAACGATAAAGCTTGTCTTGGAAGTACTTAAGGTCCTCTAGTTCACCCAGGTTCTGTCCACCAGGAAGGGTAGAAACCTCAGTGCCTCTACCACCTTCTCTCCGTGGCAACCAGTAGTCTTCTAGCATGGACATATACTTCTTCTCGTCCTGTATCTCTCCAGTATGAGCGTTATAAGAAATCTTAGTCCTATAACGTGCCATAACATCACGCAAGTAGTTCTCCGCCTTTGCTTTGGGGAGGTTACCAACGTCAATATAAAACAGGCGCCTCTCGGGGGCACGTGCCATGCGGTAAATAACGATGGCATCTTCCATCCAGCGCAGCTGGTTCATCGCTTTCTGTGCCTTCTGGAGGTAGGACAGGACGCGTCCGTTGTTGCCATCTACCAGCCCAGACGAAACATAAGTGACGGAGTCTCTAGCAAGTTTAATAGTCTGCGACTGACCACCAGGACCCATACTTTGTCCCAGGTAGTTCATCCCCTTCTTATTGTAGAGGAAGTACTCAATAACCCTGGCGGGCATCTGCTGTTGTGTCTTACCAAACTGCCCGGACGTCTTAGAAGAGTAAGTAGGTTTTGTATTTCTTAGTTCTGGTTGGGGAAGATTGGGGTTCAGATACTGCCTGATAGGTTTGATCTTCAGGGCGTCAATGTTGCGGATGTCTGTGATGCCCTTCTCTGGGTTGTTGAGATCAATAACCTTCTGATAATAAATGCGTCCATCAATATACCACTTCCTAAACATGTCATGGGCTTTGTTATTAAAGTCCAAGAGGTGGAGGATGTAATGAAACTCCTCTCTGATAATAGTCTTAACCCTTTCCGAGATGTCTAGGTTGGAAAGGTCAATTGCTACGGGTGTGTCGTTAGTGTCTGAAACGATTGCCTCATTAACAATGTCTTCAACTGCGGAGTCGATCTCAGGGTGGAGTGCCATGCACCTCCACTTCCTGATAGCTTCATAATCTTGTGTTGTTTGCTGGTCTAAGTCAATTCCATACCCATAAAGACCTCCGGCTGCCACCTGGACGCCGTCGTCCATATTAGGTGGAACCGGAGAAATCTTCTGAAGCTGTTCTAGATCATCCTCTTTATAGGAAAAACCAAACAACCTAGAAGTCTGGGTCAAATACTGAGACTGTGCTGGTTGTGAATTCACTTTGTCGCTAACGTTCCTTATGCCTTATTTAGATAATAAAAAAGGGAGGTTTTATCCTCCCCTTTATATCAGCTATCAATAACGAGTGGGCTTCCAATACCACCTGGAGGTCCGTTGACACCTGGATCTTTATCACCAGGGGCAGCAGTCCACCATTGGACATTAAAGGTTACTCCATACTCCTCGATTGTGTCTGTGGAATCGAAGTCCAATCCAATCTCGGCGATGTTAGAGGGCCAAACACCGTTCATTTGATATGAACGAAGCTTCTTACCATCCCTGTCCAACTGTCTTACAAGAGCAGTGGCGAAGTATCTGTCCAGACGAGCGGCGCCATTAGCGCAGCGATGGTTCTGGATGATTTCGGACCACTTCTCAAAGACGGTACGGAGGGAGAAGTTAACATCATTAACGACTGTGATTTCCCAAGGGTCAAAAGTTCTGTCTCCAGAAACTTTAAGTTTGCGTCCTCGGAAAGGAACCTCAATGGTTCCTACGTTTGAAGGGGGAAGGGATGCTGCCTTGATAAGGAAGATACCCTTGCTGACCGTAAGGTCTTCTGCTTCAGACATGGTTCCTTCGGGGAAAGTTAATTCCACTTGGAACATGGTGGGGCGAACCCCACCACCCGCAAGCTGAGCTTTAAATTGATCAATACATGCTTGTGACATTTTTGTTACCTAATGGTGGGGATAAATCAAGCGCCTGTGCGACGGAAGAGGGCAATGGACTCATCAAAAGTAACTCCAGTCTTGGTAGCGATGAAGTTCAGAGTGATGAAGTTAATCGACCTTGCTGGTTTAATGTAGATATCAGAAACAAACTCATTCCTGTCAATGATTTCAGGAGGGTTGTTACTTGAGTCACACACAACCAAGAAGTCGGTCATGCCTCTCTTGCTCTGGACATCCCTGAGGAAGGGATTAACATTGTTCTTGAAGAGCGCACGAGTAATTTCATCGTTGAACTCAAACAAGTTTGTCTTTGCAATCCTTGCAATCTCTTTCTCAAGAATAAGGAAGAGCTTTCTAACGTTGATTCTATCAAACGCGGAGCTGTAAGCCAGTGCTGTCTTATCACCGAAGAGGATTGTACCTTCTCCAGGGAAAGAAACAACTGAGTTAACTCGTGCGCTGTAAAGGATGTCTCTCTGTGCCTTAGTGGGGTTGAAAGCAAGCTTAACAACGTTCAGAATCTGTCCTCTGGTTACTCCAGCAGGTGAGTACCAAGGCTCAGAAAGAACCGAAGCACGAACCATACAACCAGCAATGTCAGCGTTCAGAGGAACGTAACGATACTCATCGTTGTACCTGTCGTACATGTACTTGTAACCGCTGTCAAATACAGCATAAGAGGAGGATGTCAGTTCATCAGCGAATCGCTCAATGGACTCCGTGATCTTCTCTGGATCACTCTGCCCAACCACGTCTGCACGGGGAGGACTGATAAACGCCATACAATCTCTGCGCTCTTCAACGATAGAGATAATGAAGTTTGCCTTGGCAATAGAGTCAGTTACGTTAACACCTGAAGGACCCTGAAGGATGTAATCCAGATCTTCTACAGACTCTGTTGTGAAAGTGTCATAAGCAACCTGAATCTCACCAAGTGTAGCGGTAAGGTTGTTAACACCACCGGTAAGAATATAACTCTTAACACTAACATATTTGCAAACTGAACCGTTAGATACAGTAGATCCTACAGCAGCGTTACAAACACCAGCGTTAGCAGAGTTGATACCTCCACTACCATCTTGGATTTCCTCCAACAAGTCTGCGCCAGAAGCGTAGATTGAATTGGCGAAGTTGTTAATCAGATGAACATAATAGTTATTAGAACCATCAATCTGGTTTCCATCCTTGAACTTAGAAGCACCAGCAAACTGGATAAGGGTGTTACCCTTTGAACCTGTAACATTGCCAGTCGAGTCATAAACGATAACGTTAACCGCATCGTTGAAAGCACCTCGGTCCAGAGCGTTCTGGGTGGAGGTAGGACGGGAAGCAAAGCGAGTCCAGGGAATACCTTGGAATGCAATCTGCTGCTCATACCAGTTAACAGCAAGGGTGATAGGGAACACATAAATTCCGTCAGTCACCATGTCTACATCACCATCAACTGGTTCGTACTGAGCAACCCAGACGTTGCGACTGGAATTGTAACTATAAGTCTGCCCAAGAGCAGTCTTCTTAGTAGTACCATCGCGGGGTTCCTTGGCAGGAGTCTC